AATCTTAAAAGTTGTAGAATCGCATGCGCATATGATGCTAAAACTAAAAATGCATTGATTGAAGGATACTAAATATGGTATAATACAGACACAGAATGACCGCAAGAATCCCGCAGGGATTCCTTGCCTAGTTCAGTGAGGAACGAGCTGAACTTGTGGTATACTAAGCGCAGCCAGATATATTTTGGCTATTCAAGCATTTGTGCTGCGCTATGAGTTTGGCGTTTTACGCCAAACTCATAAGGCGGCTCAGGGGCTTGATTAGCCTAAATTGCCTTGCCGCCTTTATTATACCATAGTTTAGCCCGATTTACAACGCTTGAAAACACCGATATTTTCAAGGTTGTTCAATATATAATGCTATATAATGCGGGCAAAATATGGGGTAATTAGTAACAAATTAGTATCACCAAATCACCCCAAAAGGGCGTTCACTTTTGCCTGAACTGCATTGTAATCATAACCCGCTGCAATCAAGCGTTTTTTGCGTTCCTCACCATTGCCCCACTTACCCGCAATTACTTCACGGGCAACTTCATCAATGGATTTCTTTACCGGGGAAGTTGTAACTGCTTCACCTTTTTCTATGGTGATGTAGGTGTCAAATCCGGCTGCTTTCAGTTTTGCCGCCATAGCATCAGCATTTTCTTTCTTGCTGTATGCACCAACCTGAATTTTATATAAACCGCCAACTTGAACCATATAGGTATCAAAGCCCGCCGCCTTTACTTTTGCAAGCTGTGAATCGGCGTTTGCTTTGTTCTTATATGCCCCGGTTTGTACTCTGTAAAGAGTGCCGGAAGAAGGTTGTGAAGTTGTACCGCCTGAAAGTCTTGCTGTTACTTTTGCGGCAAGATCGCCCAAACGGTTATATAACCAATCGCCGGGGCAACTCTTATTTGCGAACCATCGGTGAACGGTAATAATCATTTCATCGGCTTTTGGTTCATAAGCAAGGGTTTTATTTTTGTCCCCGAACCAAAGCAATTTTTTCTTTCCGTTGCGCTTGCAAATATCGGTGCAAAGGTCAATCAGGGCGGCATATACCGCATTTGTCATTGCGTAAGGTGCGGTTGTATCGGAAGAACATTCGATTGTAACCGCCCTTTGATCGTTGGCATTACTGGAAGAACACCAAGAACGATTTTTTTCTTCTACACAAAGGGAAATGCGCCCGTCCGAACCGATACCGTAATTACAACTTGCATCCCTTCCTGCCGGGAAGCAATCGCAAATTCTTTCAGCCGTCAACTGTCCCACCACACAATGGGGGGTTATGCGGTCAATGCTGTGTTTGCGCTGCCCTGAATGGTTCGGTGAAAGTTTGGTATAAACAACTAACGGTGAATTACTCATTTTTCTTATCCTCACTTTCTGCTTTCTGTTTCAAAACTTCAATCGCCCTTACAATGACCGCCGGAATTGGTACGCCCATAAGCCCCGCATTTTCCACAATAGAAAGGGTTTCATTGGCAATGAAGGCAATAACCACGGCATCACGAATGAAATTTGAACCCATAACCACATCAAGGCGACAAGCTACCAAAACCACAAGAAGGGAAACACCTTTTCTACAAAGCCCCTTCCATCCTGCACGGCTTTCAAGTGTTCCGTTTTCTGTTTTTTCGCTTGCGTGGAAAACCCCGGCGACAATAAGCCCCGTCAGGTAATCAATCCCCATGAAGATCATCAGCGTAATCAAGGCTGCATCCCACCCCCCAAACAGGGAAGCAACAATTCCACCTACAACGCCGATCCCTGTGCAAATTCCTTCTTTCATCATTTTGTCATCTTCCTTTCTGTGTTGAATACAGACAAAACCCCTATGCACGGCGTTCATATAGCCGCATATAGGGGTTTTGTCGTTTGTTTGATACTTTACCTTGCCCGATAATCAAGCCGCCAAATCAGCGCAATCAAGGGCAATCAGAACTTCCTTCACCTGTTCCTGAATTCTTGCGGGAACATCCGCAAAGGTTTTCTTACCTTTTACGATCAGGGTTGCATAAACAACTGCCATTTCTGCCACATCCTTTCTAAACAAAATTTTTATGATAAGATTGCAAATCAATCTTCATCACCGTCCAACAGTGCCTGAACCGCTTTTTTTCAATCTGTCAGGTACATCGTCAAGGGTTTTCAGTCCTTTCCTAATAAGGTTAGCATATACTTTTTCCATTACCATTCACCCCTTCCTTATCCCATCAATTCGTAAACTTCACACAACGCAAGCTGTGTGTCTGTGATCTGCTGCTGCAAAGTTTCATTTTCCTTTGCCTGATTCAAAATGAATTCGTCTTTGGTGTACTGCACCATATTGAATTCATAACCAACGAATTCATCTTCTTCACCAACATTTTCAGTGATTTCCTGAACATCGGTGTGAACCCAAACGCTATAATCATCAAATTTGAACGGTTTGGGTTTTACGCTGCTTCTTACTCGCCCATAGTCTTTCATTTTTACGCCGCCTTTCTGCTTTTTTGTAATATAACTTCCTGATAATATCTATCAGTTTCAGCTTGAATTGGGGCAATATATTTCCCCTGCAATCGGTAACTGTCGCAATGTTGCAGCCACCCCTTATAAGAATTCACCGAACACCATTCAGAATAGTTCATTAGCTGCCCCTTTGCCGTCTTTGCCCGGATAGCAAGCATTTTTCTTTTGAAGCTAATATAACTACTTTTCCGAAGCAGGGTGTATTCTAAAAAACACCGATACCCCACAAAATCAATGCCCCTTTCGTATGTGGGGAATATCTGCCAATTCCCTTTGATTGTCAGGTGCAGATTTTCCCGAAAGTACACATCAATTTCATTTTTCAAAGCATGAAGTTCTTGTTTGCTACTGCTGAAAATCACTATATCGTCCATATAGCGGAAGTAATGCTTTACCCGCTTTTGTTCCTTTATCCAATGATCGAAAGAAGAAAGATATAGATTTCCGCAATATTGGGAAATGTAATTCCCGATAGGTACGCCTGTACCCGGCTTTTCGCCTGTGTCGATACTGTCTATGATTTCATCCAACAACCAAAGTAGTTCATCATCTTTGAAAATCTGTCTGAACTTGTCTTTCATAATAGCGTGATCTATGGAAGGGTAATAATGGCGCACATCAAGTTTCAAACAATATTGGCAATTTGGAACATCGGTTTTCATTGCCTTTTGAACATCGTGTAATGCTGCGTGGATTCCTTTTCCCGGTAATGCAGAATAGGTTGTGTGAATAAGCTGCCGCAACAAATACGGTTCTATAACCTGAATAATAGCCCATTGACAAATACGATCCGGGAAGTATGGAAGTTTGAAAATTCCCCTTTCTTTTCCGTGTTCACATTTTATGAAGCGTTCGTAATCGGAAGTTTTGTATGTATGATTGATAAGCATTTCCTGAATTTCTTTCAAATATTTTTCAGGGTCAGAATCAACCATCTTTACTTCCTGATACCAGCCTTTACCCTTCTTTGCGTTTTGGTGCGCTCGCCGCAAGTTCTCCATTGAACAGATTTCTTTATATAGATTTCCATATCTTTTCATTGTTGAATGTTCCTTTTGTATGCACATTAAGCCGAATCTTCAACCTTTGAAAATTAACTTTCAAAGTCTACCAATACAGCCCAATTTTATTTTTGTTGTTTCGCCCTGTGGCGGGGTAATTCAGGAATACAGAATATATTGAAACAGCCGGGGGAAATCCCCGGCTGAATCGTGCATTTACTAACCGCCCGCCGATAGCCGAATAACGATGAGAAGAAGTAGCAGCCAGAAGCAAACAGAAGCCGCCCGCACACCCCCACCAACAAAACCCCCCGAACCACCCAATTTTATTTGTTTTAAGCTGTGATTGCTTTGGAAGGTACCCACCACCCGCCCGCCGATAGCCGAATGACGAATAGAAGAAGGATGATTCAGATACAAATAGAAGCCGCCCGCATCAGCGCCAGTACTCTGATAACTGCCGTAATGGGCAACCTTCCACTGTCCACTTGCAGCGGTGCAGTAAAACCTATCACCAACGGGAAGTTCACTATCACCACTAACTTCAACGGGAATGAACAGGTAATCAAAGTTTTCTGAATACCCAAAGGCTGAAATCATACCGCTGCCATTAGGGGGGTAAATTCCACAATCCACATAGGGGCTATCACCGTTATCATCCGAAAAATCGTGATCCGCAATGTAAATTGTATTGTAGCCGTCTGCCCCACCAAGGCGGTTCAGTCCGTCCATCCAAGTTGTAACATTTCCCCAAACATTTTCTTCACCACGGTAAGAAACAAAGGGAATAATGGTTTCTGTGCTATCTTCTGCCGGAACAGCGGAAGCCCCGGTTGCGTTACCCAAAGCATCACTTGCCCCTGTGTTCTGTGTGCTTCCATTGTCAACATTACCCCTGCCGATAGCTGTTTGAGTATTGAAAGCACCGTATTCAATAATCATCAAAAGCTGTGTCAGGGAAGTTGTTGCGGCATATGCCAATTCCCAACCTGCACCCCTATTGTGTGCCAAACTGCGGAATTCTGCCCTTGTTTGCTGTGTCAGCGGGCAAGCCCCGGAAACACTAACAAGAATATCGTTGGCAAGGTCAGCATCTTCATAAACATTCCCTTCCGTGTCAATGCTACCCGTAGAAGCAACATAAATTCCGGCTTCATAAGCGGAAAGGTAAATTTTATCGTTCACTTTTCCGTTTTCAATGAACGCCGGGTGCAATTTGAAGCCGGGCTTTTGCGTTTCAGAAACATAGTAACGGGCTTTGCGGATCAGGTTGCCCTTTTCGGTCTTTTCCAAAATAAGGGGAACAACCTTGTAATAGAATTTTGGTTGTTCAACCATCACCTGAACAGGCGTACCCACGGGGTAAGTTCCGGCATTTTCACCTTCTGAAATTGTGATTGCCTGTGTAAGTGCGCCTGTTGTGGTAAATAACCCGTCATATTCGGGGTCATTTTCATCGTGCCAATAGGCAACCACTTTTCCGCTGTTCGTTACATTACAGCGTTTACGCCCGCCAAACATCGAAATGCCGTTGAACATTGCGCCGGGGGTTCGGTTCGCTGCTCCCGCAAGGCGTACAAACACCCTGTTTGTGAAATCAGCTTCCACCCCGTACACATCATCGTCCAAATAACCAATCTGCGCTTGAAGGTCTGCAATCTGTTCCTGTAAATCCGCAATATCCCCGATTGTAGCAACCGCTGCCGGGTCTACTTCAAGGGAAACATTTTCAGCGTTTCCTACTGTGGTTACAAGCTGCACATATGCGCCGGAAAGGGTAACGCCATTATATGCGGGCATATAACAGTTCCCGGAAGTTTCCCTTGTTGCGGCATACAGGATTTCCCCAACATCGGGGTCAATCGCATATAAACCCAACGCCCTCATGTAATACCCGTCTGTCAGTTCGGAATTGGTGAACGCTGCTTCAACCTTAATTGCAACTTCATTTGTGCGGGTTACTTTGGAAATCAGGCTTGTTTGTTTTACATCATCAAGAGAAGTAAGCCCCTGCAACTGATTTTCGGAATAGATTGCACTGGAAGTTGAAATTTTGGTGAACTCAATGTTACCGCTGCCAACAACCATTTTTGCAAGCAAGGCTTGCCCTTTGTCTGTGATAATTAACTTTGAAAACTCTGCCATATCGTTTCAATCCTTTCTGAATTTTATTTAACTTCTATGCGGTCAGTCATTATAACACCTGCGCCGAACGCACCGCCGTTTGCAATGAATTCTTCATTGAAATCGTTCGTTATGAGAACTTTTGCAGTATTGACAACGCCGCCGCCGTGTAAAGCTGCACCGTTTACAATCACATCCGCTTTTTCATCGTTAGTGATAAAGAATGTTTCCATAGAAACAACCCCACCACCGAACAAAGCAAATCCGTTCACATTGCACGGCATTTCATTTTTGGAATTCACAATCATGTTGCACGGCATAACCGTTTCAATGATATGTTCCAGTTCGTCAACCTGTCCGAACAATTCAAGGTCTGTGAAAATCTCAATTCTGTATTTTTCATAGTCCTTTATAATGGTGAAATCTGTATCACCACACAAAGCCGCCAATTTAGAAACAAAGGCTTTGAAGGTATAAGGAATACTACTGAACCATCGGGCTTGAACTCTTGCACGGCGGCTTTCAAGGGTATCTTCTTTTGAAGGGAAGATATTCAAGATTTTTTCAAACCTTGAAATCCCATATTCATCAGCCGTTTCAATAAATTCATTTTTCAAAACTCTGTCAGTAGCGTTCCAAATAAGAATAAATTCGGGATTTTCTGCTTCCAGTGTTGCGGGGTTTTCTTCATATCCATCCAAATAAAGGGGTAAATATGAAACAAGGTCTACATCTCGAATCATGCGCTTGCACCCCCGAAAATAGGAATTTCATATTTCCCCAAAGTCAAGTTATTAGAAATCCCGTTTATTTTGGTGCTGTCAATATCCACAATACCCTTGATCCCCAAAAGGCGGGTTTCAATTTGGCTGATACGAACTACTAAATAGGGGCTATCAGCCCACGATTTACGAAGTTCAAGCAGATAATCAGAAATTGCGGTATCAATAGCATTTTGAAGGTTCGTCCACCCGTAACCAACATCAAAAGTAATGTTGGTTTTTACAACGACATTGCGGGCTTTTGCACTTTCAACCTTCACAATATGCCCCATTGGTGCAGTGCCGAATCCTTCCCCTGCGTTTTCGTCCGGGTCAATGATTTCTTGAACAGAATGAACCAAGGTATCAGAAGCAAGCCCAAATTCGGAATTCAGGATTGTTAAAAGAACCGAACCCCCGGTTGTCAACTTCTTATCTGCTGCCGCATTGAATACCGTTTCAAGCCATTTTGCGGGTTCGCCGCTTAAAGTGGGCTTAATTGTGTTGTACCACGCTTTCACCGCTGCGGAAGGTATCATTTCAGCGGGACGAAGATCACCATTCCAAAGACGGGTTACTTTGGTACTTCCAACGCCCGGAATAGCGTTTGTTTTTTCAAGATAATCTTGCATATTCCCGCCGAAGGCTTTTTCAGCGAAAGAAGCAAAGTAAGTAACGGTTTCTTAATTCTTCTGTTCCTTCTTCATCTTCACCGGGAATCAGAATTTCTGTAAGTTCAGCCGTTTCAAGTCCTTCAATGTAATCAATAGGAATCATTGTTCCCATTTGCTGATTCCCCACAATGCCGGGGGTTTCACATTTTACTTGATATTCACCATCGGCAATTTTTTCAATTACAATGAAATTTGTTGAACCGATATTGAAACGCTTTCCAATAACATCAATGCTTGCCGGGGTAAATTCGCCTTTCAAAACGGCATATGTTGCTTCATAGGGGGTAATTCCTCTTTCTTTACAACGCATAATCAGAAATTCCCTTGAAGCACTGTCCCCGTATGCTTCCGCTATCAGTGTGTTCAACTGAATATAAAGCAACTGTAATTCAAGTGCTGTTGGTGAAAGAGTGTCAAAGACAATAGAACCTTCACGCTTATCAAGGTTATCTGAAACACGATTCATCATTCTTTCAAGAATTTCAGTATAGGTTACATCATACATTAGAAATTCACCACCTTTTCTGTTTCCACATCACCGAAAACGGTATGTGCAATGAAAGTTACATGAACTTCACCCTTTTTTGAAGTGTCAAATTCAAAATTATCTACACTTTGAATTCTATCATCCCAAGTAAGGGCTTCTGTGATCCTGCGTTCCAATTCAGGGCAAACATAAGATACAGGTTCACCGTACAAATCAAGGGTTTCAATTCCGTAATTCCACGAATACATAATGTATTGATAGCGTTCCGTGGAAAGGATTTTGAAAATGGCTTGTTTAATTGCTTCAATACCATCCGTGAATCCCCTGATATGCCCGTTTTCGTGGTTCATTTTATAGGTTAGGGTTGGTTGTTCTTCAATCGTGAAATCTTCTTCAAGAAATCCTGTTGTTGAAGGTATCATGCGATCCTATCCACCACAACATATTTTTGCCCGCCCTGTTGCCTTAAAAGAATAACTTCATCACCGACAACCAACCCATTGTGAACGGTAATTTGAAGTTTTCCCATAGCGTGAACATGGGGCGGTGAAACGGGGGCTGAACCTGAAAGGTTTGAACCTGTATAGTAATAATTTTGAATGTTGCCCCCGGTAATGGAAGTTTTGAAATCTGTAACATTGCGGGTAAGAATAAGCTGTTCTTTTCCCAATGTCATTTTTTGTTCTACAAGGATTTTCAGCGGTGAAGCACTTGTTACCTTACCGAAACAGATTTCAACGGGCTTTGAAGCGTTTACAGCATCCAATGCTGCCCTTTTCACTGTTTTCATCAATTCAACTGCATCAGCCAACAAATTCACCCCCTCGAAGTGTTAAGTCCATAAAATGCTGATCTAATTTGAAAGTGTGTGTTACTTTCTCGACCAACATAAAATTTTTCATATTCATATCGCCCAAACCAAGATTGACAATCACCATGCTTCCGGCTCTAACCCTTGTATCACCGATTGCATTTGTGATTTTCAGATTTCTTGTTTTAGAATTATACAGCTTCAACAGGGCATCAGCTTTTGCTTGCCCGTTTTCGCCTTTTTGCAGTGTATCATAATGCTGCAAAACACCCCATGCGTTCATGTGGCTTGAATCCTGTGCAATGTAAACTTCCCGTTTCCCGGTGTCCTCATTGTCATAGGTCAATTTGATTTTGTTATAGGTGTTATCGTCAATACTGGAACTATAATCGAAGTTTTCACCTGTTTCTTCATCAATCATTAAAAAGGTGTTGCCTTCACCAACCTTCATTGAAGCAATATTCTTCAATGTCAGCTTGCCGAAATCATCATACAAAACAAACATTTGCTTTGTGTTCTGCAAAGTCAAATCAAGGGCATTTTCGATCATATCAAATAGGGAAGTGTTATCTTCCACCCTTGAAGCAATTACATATTTTGTATCTTCCAAAGTTCCAACATTCAACGAAAAATCTGCTGCAAGCATTTTGACGAACTGTGAAGCTGTCTTGTTTTCATAAACATAGGTATCTTTATTATTTAGATACCGTAATTGATCGTAAGCAGTAACGGAAATTATACCTTCCCGATCTCGCTTTTTGGTGAACACGAAGCCAAAGAAAACGGGCTTCCCGTCCACCTTCAAGCGAACCGCCGCCCCTTCTTGAAAGTTGATAACATCATCTTTCAAAAGGCTAAATGTCAATTTTCCGGGGGTACTTCTTCTTTCGGTACTCCATTCAATACCTTCTTCAACAATCGGAAGATATGCTTTTGTGCCGGAAGGATCGGAAATTAAAAGTTCAACATTCAAAAGTCATACCCCCTTTTACTCAAATGTTCCTTCATCCACCCATCCATACACATTTGAACTTGAATCTATATGTATCAGGTGGAACGGGTGCGCCCCGCCGTTTCCTTTGCAAGTTTTATCAAGTGTGATTTTTGCCTTGCCCGCTTTTGCGGGATAACCTTTTGCCCCGGCGTAAGAACTATAATAGTGCGTTCCACCTTTGAAATTGACAATATCGCCCGCCTTATATTCCTTTTTCGCCGGGGGGTCTGCTGCCCGTGGTTGTTCAACTGTTGCTGTTGGTTTCTTTTCTTCTTTCAGTTTAATTGTTACTGTTTTTGTGCCGTATTCCCGGTACTGCTTCAAGCTGATTTTCACCATCAAATCAAAGCCTTCTTTTGCCTGTTCGGTGATCTTGTAATCTTCCAACGATACTTTCATGTTGGTTGAAAATAAAACTTTACCGTTTGGCATTGTTCGGGAAACGATAAATTGAAAGGGCTTCTTATCCACTTTCAAACTTTCAAAGTAATCAAGGAAATAAGAAGCCCCTTTGAACCCTGATTTATAGGTTGCAAACGGATATTGAACTTGTGGAATCCTACATTCAAATTCAATATCCGTAAGTTCGGGGGTTTTCAAAATATTTACTTGCCCTTCATTTATCAGGGTTACAGTTTCATTTGCGTTATTGATTTTTACCTGTAATTTTTCGGGGGCAATCGGTAACAAGCATTTTTTCAAGTAGAAATCATATCCGCTTTTACTCATTATTCATGCACCCCTTCCGTTATCATATCCACCGCTTCATTTGCGGCATCGGTCAACCCTTCAACAATGCCGTCCAAATCCATCTTGCCGGAAACATTGTTGTGGTTCGTCTGTTCAATAGTGATTTCAGCGGTTGTGAATCTGTTGATTGCTTCTTGTTCGGCTATATCACGAAGATATTTCAAATCTTCTTCTGTAATATCCATACTGTCAGCGATTTTCCCGGTATTTCCGGCAATATCGTCAACACCTGCGCCGATACCACCAACCCCATCACCCAAATATTGGCTGTAATCGTCCGGGTTCGGAAGATCAGTTCCACCAAACAGACTTGACGGGTCAAAATTCGCAATGCTTTCATCAATACCTTCACCGAAAGAATATCCGGCATCCCACGCTGCGCCATACTCAAAGCGACCAAGTTTCAAGGAATCGGCGTCCATTTTCGCCATGACTTCATCGCCCTTGCCGAAGGTGGAATCTACCCACCCACCAAGGGAATCACGCCAACCCTGAACTGCGCCGGAAAGGTTTGAACCAAAGATTGCATCAATAGCCGAAGCCAAGGCTTGAAGGATACCAAGTACAGTATCAGCAAGCCCGAAGAACAAGCGGCAAACTGCATTGATAGGATCGGTGAACACATTGCCAATAAAGTTCGCCACGGTTGCCACAAGGTTATAAATCAGCACGAACACATCTACAACCAAATTCCAAAGGGCAACAAAAATATTGCCGATAAAGGCAAGGGCAACCATAAACGCCCCGCAAATAATACCCGTTGCGGAAACGGAAGTTCCGGCGAACTTATTCACCGCCGCAACTGCCGCATAGAATAGGGCAATTAAGGCGATTATAAGAATTATGATCCATACGATAGGGCAAGCATACAAAGCGGCGTTCAAGCCATTCTGTGCGGCAATTTCCGCTGCCGTGGCTGCCGTTAAAGCACCCGTTGCCGCTGCATGAATCATTTGTGCAACTGCCATTGCAATATGAATTCCTTTGCTGATTGCACTAATTGCGTTTGCCGCCAACTGTGCGCCGTAATAAACTGCCAAAGCCCCGGCTACACCATAAATAATAGGTGATAACCACGACCAATTATCAGCAACAGCACCCGCAACACTCACAAGCAAATCAAAAATTTCAAGGGCGATATTTGCAATTACAGAAAGGGCTTCAATCGCACCATTCACAAAACTTTGGAAGGCTTCACTGTTGGCAATTTCATTTGCCCTTTGAAGAACAGGTTGAAACGCCATCAATGCGCTGTTTTGAAACGAAGTCCAAATCTGCGAAAAGGTTTTCGGCATACTTTCAAACTTTGCGTTTGTTTCGTCCGCCGCCGCAAACATTGCCGCTTTCACAACATCGGCGGTAATTTGACCTTCTGCCGCCATATCTTTTAATTTGCCTTTGGGAACATCAAGATAATCTGCGATTGCTTGAATGATATTCGGGGCTTGTTCCAAAATGCTGTTGTATTCTTCACCACGAAGAACGCCTGAACCCATTGCCTGTGTAAGCTGCAACATAGCGGCATCAATGCCCGCTGCTTCTGTTCCTGCAATGGTAAACTGTTTGTTCACAAGTTCCATGAACCCAACAATTTCTTCCGTGCTGCTGAAAGCATCGCCCGCCATAAGTCCAAGTTTGGAAACGGCATCGGCGGTTGCCTGATAGCTACCCCTTGACCTTTCAGCGGAAGCAAAAATCATATTCTGCAATTCCTGCGTGGTCTGCAACCCGTCATTCATCATATTCAAACGGGCTGTTGTAGAAGTCAACTGATCGGAAAGGTTCAAAGCGGTTGAAAGGGTTTGAATTGTAGCGTAAGCTGCAACCGCCCCTTTAATCATGCTTGTAAGTTGGTTCGCTTCCTGTGTTCCTTGTTCTATCGCATTGTTAAACCGTCCTTGTTCGTCCGTGTTATCACGGATATATCTTTCAGTATTGCTTACCGTTTGAGATAATCGCAAATAGGCTTCATTTGCCCCTGCAACATCCATATTGTCAACAGCACGGTTCAAGTTTTGCTGTTCCTGAACCGCTTGATTTAGCTGCCCCCGCAACTGCTCCAATTCTGCGTTTGCAGTAGGGGAAACAAGGTTTGCGGGGTTGCTTTCTATCGCCTGAATACGCTGCTGAATTGCTTGCAAACGGCTTTGCATAGTGTTCATATCCGAAATAGCATTATCCGGGAACAAGTCTGTTTGCGCCGCCGTTTGTGCAATTCTGCTTTGTGTTTGGTTCAAAGTGTTCAACATAGTGTTTGCACTTTGAATTTCCTGCTGAAATCGTGTTGCCCCGGTTGAAGTGAAAACATCCATTGTGTCAGGCTGCCATTGAACCGGGGTGGTAGGTGGTGTTTGTGGTGTGGGGGTTTGAACTCCCTGCAAGGCTTCATCCAACTGTTGCGCTGCAATGGCGGCTTGATTCAAGGTGTCCCTTGCCGCTTCAAGGGAAGCTGTATCAACGGGGCTGTTCATTGTTTCGTTTAATTCCATCATCGTTGAAAGTCCCATATTTACAGAACTGATAATGTTATTCAGAATTCCCGTGAAATTATCTTGCAGTTCAATAGATGTTTTGATTGTAGCCATGCGAATCACCTACCTTTCTTTTTGGATTTACTTTCAATCTTCTTTTTCTCTTTTTTGTCAGCTAGTACAGGGAAGAAGTATTTTTTTACAGTCATATCATATTCAATTAAATTCATAATCATAGGCATTGCTACTTGTTCTATTAAATCCTCACGCAAGTATAATTTACAATCATTACAGTAATAATACATATATTTCTTCTTTGTTCCACCTGTACCTTTACAAGTCATTAACTTGCCACATTTTGGACAAATTACTTTCTGCATAAATATATAAACTCTATCCCTGCAATAAGCTCTTTGATTTTTCTCCTTTTGTGTTTGTACATCTTCGAATATTGCTCTTGATATGATAGGTTCTACTACATTTTGATAAATGATAGGTGCCTTACCTTGTTCTTTTCCTATTTTCTTTAGCCTTTCAAAATCGCCAACATAAATTTTATTGTTTAGTATTTTTTCTATTTTTACATCTGTCCATTTCTTTGGATTAAGAACTTTCTCTGCATTTAAGATATTTGCTATTGTTTGATAACTTTTGCCCTCTAAATACATATTAAATATCCTTATAACTAAATCTTTTGTAGTTTCATCTACTATCATTTTCTTATTTTCTCTTT